AGGTCGCCCAATCTACAACGCAGCCGCGCCACAAAACGCGGGCGGAACTGTGACACCGACATCATTGGTCGGCAATGTTGCAGGTCTAAACCTTTATGTCGATGCCTATAAGACAGGATCAGGCGACAACTCAATGTTCGTCATCAATCCTGATGCTTATACTTGGTATGAATCACCACGCGCAAACCTTCGCGCAAATGTCATCGCCACAGGTCAAGTTTCTGTGCTCTATTACGGTTTCGCTGCTCTTGCCACCAAAACAGGCGCGGGCTGCAACCGTTTCAACTTCACATAAGCCGATCAACTAATCATCGATCAGCTGCGCTCCCGTAGCTGATCGAGCAGAATCGAAAGGAACGCTCATGCCAAACATCGTCAGCGCGCAAGACTTGCGCACCGTGCTTGGCGTGAGCGTTTCGCTTTATCCTGACAGTTATCTTGACGACATAATCAATTCGGCTGAAGCTGTTGTTTTGCCGATGTTGGTTGCCAATTCGTCAGCTGTTGCAATGTATGAAATCGAAAATAACATTCTTTACATTTACACCGTGAGAGCTCACAAATTTGTCACAGGTCAGAGCGTGCAACTTAACAATTGCGACGCTTCCATTGACGGCACTTACACCGTCACCGCGGATTACACGCATTCGCCCTATGTCTTTACAGCTGCAAAAGTCACAGCAAATGTGACGCTTCGCGCCGTCATTCCAAACGGATCAGCGACATTGGTTGGCAAATCTGCCGCCGATATTTATGCAAACAACGATGCTGTTGAAAATGCTGTGATAATGACCAGCTCTGAAATTTTCCAAGCCAAAACCGCCGCGGGCAATTCAATCGATGGCGTTGATTTTCAAGTTTCACCGTGGCGCATGAGCCGTCAGCTCTTGACACGCGTTTCAGCTTTGCTCGCGCCATTTTATGAAGTCGAATCGATGTGTCAGTAATGCCATCAACAATTCAAACAAGTGTCAGAGATACGCTTCAAAGCGCGCTGTCAAGCGTTTCGGCAAATGTTTATGATTCTGTGCCTGAAGCTGTGATTCCGCCATTTTGCGCGTTAGTTCCAAGCGATCCTTATCTTCAGCCAAATCTTATTGGCAAATCGACAATCAAAGTTCAAATCAATCTTAGAATCACGGCAGCTGTTGCCTATATGTCAAACAGCGCATCTCTGGACAACTTGGAGAAGCTACTCATCAGCATTCTGGCGGTTATACCGTCAGGCTACATCGTCGGAGATATAACCGTGCCGTCGATTGTTTCGGTCGGATCGTCAAACCTGCTATCGGCAGACATACCCGTTTCCACCTACTACACTCAAACAAACTAGGAGCAGACATGCCAACAAATATCATCACGGGGCGCGATGTGTCTTTCACGATTGGTGGAAACAATTTCGACGCCCAAACAACATCGGCAATCCTGTCAAATGAGCACATCATCGAAACTTATCAAACGCTCGATGGTCGCGCATATAAGGCAATTGACGATCAATGGACATTCGATGTCGAAATGCTTGCAGATTGGGGCGCGGCAGGATCACTCTGTGAAATTCTGTGGGGCGTTTGCGAATCTGCACCAAACACAGGCATTTCAACCGTCTTGACGGCGGCTTCAGGTGCTACATTCACATTTCAGGTTTTGCCCGTCTTCCCATCGGTCGGCGGCACGGCACCTGATGCACAAACTGTGACGATGAGCTTCACCGTCATTGGAACACCAGCTGAATCGTTCAGCTAGGATTTAGAGAAACGGGAGCAAAAATGAAACTAGCAATTCAAATTGAATATCAATCAGGCGATGTGGCGACTTATGTCGCTGCACCGCCTGAATGGGCAAAGTGGGAGCAAAAGACAGGCTTTCGCATTGGTCAAGCGCAAGAGAAAATCGGCGTTTCAGATTTGATGTTTTTGGCATATCATGCGATGAAGCGTGAAGCCGCGGGCAAACCTGTAAAGCCTTATGACACTTGGTGCGAAACGATTGCAGAGATTGTCGTAGGTGACAACAGCCCAAAAGTCACGGAAGCGGAAGCGTCAGCCGACTAATTGTCGAGCTCGCAATCGCCACAGGCATTCCGATGCCATATTGGCAATCCGCTGAAGATATTTTGACAGCGATTGAGATTTTGGAGAAAAATGGCGGCGACAAAAAGTCAAGGCAAGATCAGCATTGAGGTTGATCCAATTGCTTTGAAAGACTTGCGCGCCACACTTAGGCTGCTTGATAAGGAAACATCGGCAGAATTACGCGACAAAGCGCAACCGCTTTCCAAAAGTCTTGCCCGTGAATTGACCGTCGCAGCGGCATTCTCGGCAGCTCCACCGCAAGCAATTTTGGTTGCGCGTTCAATAAGCACACCAAGAGATCGAATGATTCGCGTTGATGTTGGTGGATCAAAGCGGGTGGGCAGACCTTATGGCGGCGAAAGAGATGTCAAAGGCAAAACACGAAATCGCGTTGCGGCGCAAGCTGGCGAGCTCTTATGGGGCAGCGAATATGGCAGCGGCGGGCAAGCGCAAGATCGTGCGGGTCGGAGCATGGGCAGATCACGATTTGTGAAGGGTAGAAATAAACGCGGTTATTGGATAAATCCGACCGTTGATGCAAACATCAAGCCCGTGGCTGATGAATATGTTCAGGTTGTCAAGGATATAGTTAAGAAATTGAAACTTGAAGGGCGGGGCTAATGGCTGGAATTCCAAAAGTCAAGATTCAATTTGACGCCGATCTTGATGGTTTGAAAAAAGGCACAGCTGATGCCGACAAAGAAGTTGGCGGGTTTGCAGACAAAGTAAGCGAGTTTGGCAAGAAAGCTGCTGCCGCTTTTGCTGTTGCCGCCGCTGCCGCCGCCGCTTATGCGGTCAAACTTGCTGTCGATGGCGTCAAAGCTGCAATTGAAGATGAGCAAGCGCAAATCAAATTGGCAACCGCGCTAGAGAGAGCAACAGGCGCAACTAATGCGCAAATAAAAGCGGTTGAAGATCAAATTCTAAAAACATCGTTGGCGACGGGTGTTGCTGACGATAAATTGCGACCAGCCTTGCAGCGTTTAGCAACGGCAACAGGCGACACGGAAGAAGCTCAAAAACTTCTCAATCTTGCTTTAGATATAAGCGCGGCAACAGGCAAACCGCTTGAAACCGTCAGCAATGCACTTGGCAAAGCCTATGAAGGCAACACAACAGCGTTGGTCAAATTAAACGCAGGAATTTCCACAGCTGATGCAAAGACTTTAGGCTACACAGGCGCGTTGCAACAATTGACGGATTTATATGGCGGTGCAGCTGCAAAAAATGCTGACACATTTCAAGGGCGCATTGATCGCGTCAAAGTTGCTTTTGATGAAACGAAAGAATCAATCGGTCAGGCTCTTTTGCCTATTGTGGAAAAATTGCTTGGCTTTATCACGGGCACGGTTTTGCCCGTGTTTCAAAAGTTTTCCGATGCTTTAAGTGGATCAGGCGAAGGAATTTTGGGTCGCTTTGAAGCCATTGTCAATTATATTCGCGACTTTGTTGAGCCAATTTTTAACGCGGTGCGGAACGCTTTTGTCAAGATAGGCGATGCAATTAGAGATCAAGAGCCAAGATTCAAAAGCATCATTGACACTTTTGCTGATATTTTCGAATGGTTAGACAAATACATTATTCCAATTTTGAAAACGCAATTTGTCGCAGCAATCGAAAGTTTTGCTTCAGCGGCATCGGTCGCCATCAAAGTTGTTGTTCCCGTCATTGAAACCGTTTTGAATACAATCAAAAGCGTCATCAATGGAATCATCAGCGTCATCAACACGGCAATCAATTTATACAACAAAGCAAACAATCTTTTTGGTGGCAAAGACATTGCAAACATTTCAAAAATTGGTGCTGGTGGTGTTTCGGGATCAAATGTTGTCGGTGCAGCAAGTTTGCCATCGGGTGTGGTTATTGGCGGCGGTGTCACAGGTGGTGGCGTGACGGGTGGTGGCGTGACGGGTGGTGGCGTGACGGGTGGTGGCGTGACCGGTGGCGGCATTACAGGCGGCGGAAATGTTATTGGCACAAACTCAACACCTGCGAAAGTTGAGCTGACAGAAAAAAACACAAAAGAAATCGGCGACGCTTGGGCGAATAGTTTTCTTGGTCAAATTGGCGGACTTGGCGATGTTGGCGGTGTTAGATTCTTTGAAGAAACAGGCGGTCAAATTCGAATGCCTGTTGCTCCGTCTTTTGATCCTGCCCGTTTTAGAGCTGGAGAAGAAGGCAATCGCGGTGTCATAAATTTGACGGTCAATGGCGCGATTGATCCTGAAAGCACGGCTCGACAAATCGTGACCATTTTGAATGATTCACAGGCTCGCGGCACGCTTGGCGCAAGTGGATTTGCAGGGTCGATTGCATCGTGAGCGTTTGGACACCTGATTGGCGCATTAAGATTCAGGGCGTTGAATACACAAATCTAACGCTCTCAAATCTTACAATCTCATCAGGTCGCACAAATATCTATCAGCAACCCGTAGCAGGTTATTGCCGAATCCAAGTCATCAACACAAATGTCAGCCCAATCACTTTTGACATCAATGATGGTGTCACTATTGAAGTCAAAAACGATTCGGGAGCTTATGTTGTTTTATTCGGTGGCAATATCACCGACATGAATGTCAATGTGTCATCGGCAGGCGGAATCGGCATCAGCCAAACAATTAGCATCACCGCACTTGGCGCATTGGCAAGGTTGCCGAAATCGGTTTTCATTGGAAACATTCAGCAAGCAACCGATGGCGAACAGATTGCAGCGGTGCTCGAAAATGTGCTTTTTGCCAATTGGAACACCGTGCCTGCCGCTGAAACTTGGTCAGCTTATGACGCGACGACGCAATGGCAAGACGCCGAGAACAACGGTTATGGCGAAATCGATGTGGGCGACTACACGCTTGACGGTCAAAATGCCGTTGATTCAGATGTTTATTCAATAGTAGCAGCTCTTGCAAATTCGGGTCTTGGCTACCTATACGAAAGCCCGAACGGCTTGATCAACTACGCTGACAGCACGCATCGGACAGAATACTTTTCAGCCAACGGTTATGTTGATCTCGATGCCAAACACGCGCTTGCTGGAAATATCACGACCAAAAAACGATCAGGCGATGTTCGCAACAGCATAACGCTGCAATATACGGCAAGCGGCAATTCGGAAGTCACCGACAGCGATGCCGCTTCAATTGCTATTTATGGCGAGCTCGCCCAAACAATCCGCACAACTTTGAAGAATCAAGCTGATGCGACAAGCCAAGCGGCATTTTATTTAGAGCTGCGAGCCTATCCGCAAGCCGTTTTTGATAGCGTGACTTTTGCCATTGGCAACCCTGAAATTGACGAAACCGACCGAACATCGCTTTTGGGCGTATTTATGGGAATGCCAATCAACCTGCAAAACCTGCCAGCCAACATGAGCAATGGAGAATTTCAAGGGTTTGTCGAGGGTTGGACATTTCAAGCCACGGTCAGCGACATAAAATTGACTATGACCGTTTCGCCGCTGGCGTTTAGCTTGCAGGCATTTCGTTGGAATTCTGTGCCTGTCACAGAGCTTTGGAACACTTTATCGAATACACTAACATGGGAACAGGCGACGATCGTCGCGTAAGGAGCAAGAATGCCAACAACATCGAATTTCGGTTGGACAACACCCGCCGACACCGATTTGGTCAAAGATGGTGCAGCTGCCATTCGCACTCTAGGCAATGGCGTCGATTCATCATTTGTCGATCTCAAAGGTGGAACGACAGATCAAGTTTTAGCTAAAAATTCAAATACCGATTTGGATTTCAAATGGGTGACAAGCGATGATGCAAACGCGATTCAAAATGCGATTGTTGATGCTAAAGGTGACATCATTGCTGCAACCGCGGCTGATACACCTGCCCGACTTCCTGTCGGCACAAATGATCAGCGTTTGGTCGCTGCATCAGGTGAAGCAACAGGTTTGAAATATGTTTCAGACACTCAAAACACCGTTGTTGATGCGAAGGGCGACTTGATTGTTGGAACAGCTGCCGACACCGTAGCGCGCTTAGCAGTAGGCACAAATGGCTACACACTTGTAGCGGATAGTTCAACCAGCACAGGATTGAAATGGCAGGCTGCTTCTTCTTCAAGTGGCCCAGCCTTTAGGGCTTATCGCGGCACTTCAGGTCAAAGCACATCAGGTTCAGTTTGGACAAAAGTTCAACTAAACACAGAAACTTTTGACACAGATTCTTGTTTTGATTCAACAACAAATTATCGTTTTACACCAAACAAGTCTGGTTATTATCAGTTAAATGGAACGATTACTTACACTTATGGTGGACAAGCGGAAGGCGCTATTTATTTTAATGGAACTGCTGCTGCCAAAATAAACAAAGCAGATGTGGGCGGTGATGGCTTTGGTCGCAATGTCGGTTCAGACATTATCTATTTTAATGGCACTACTGATTATGTTGAACTTTATGCTTATTCAACTGCTGGTTCAACTTTACTTGATAACACTAACGCTACCTTTTTTAGTGGCGTATGGATACGGAGTTAATTATGACACTTTATGAAATAATTGTTAGCGTTTATCCTGAATTGACAGATAAAGATTTTGGCTCAGGTGGCAGTATTATTCTTCAAGATGACTCCGATGGAGTCGGCGCATACATATCCATTTGGAATTATGAAAAGCCAATTCCAGCAGGACTAAGCCTAGGCAAGCCAAACGCTTAGCACAATTCCTCAAAATTATGACGACATTTCCCGACGGCACAGCTCAAAGATTTTGCCAAGTTGCATTGGCTGAAGTTGGCTACATCGAAGAACCTGTCAATTTGACCAAGTATGGCAAACACACGATGGCTGACGGTTTGCCGTGGTGCGGAAGTTTTGTGATGTGGTGCGCGACAAAAATTGGCATCAAGATTCCATCGGTTGTCAGCACAGCAGCGGGAGCACAAAAGTTCAAAGATCAGAATCGATGGAGCGAAACACCGCAAAAAGGTTATTTGGCTTTTATGGATTTCCCACATGACGGCGTTGATCGCATTTCGCACATTGGCATCGTCGTTGATGTGAAAAAAGATTCTGTCATTTGCGTTGAAGGCAACACATCAGGCACGGGAGATCAGCGCAATGGTGGAATGGTGATGATTAAGGAACGCGCAATCGGCAAGGGTTCGCCTGTTGTCGGTTTTGGCATTCCAAGATTCACACCGTTTGACGGCGATTTTCCAATCGTTGAAGCTCCCGATTCGGCTACACCTACAAAGCCGAAGAAAGCGAAAAAGAAAAATGGAAAAAATCAAAGCACTTCTAGCGAGCTGGTCGCGTAGCTTTATCGCAGGCTCGCTTGCGGTTTATCTAGCAACAGGCACGACCGACCTGAAAACACTTGGTTTGGCTGGCATCGCTGCACTTGCGCCCGTGTTAATGCGGTGGGCAAATCCAAACGATGCCGCTTTCGGGATCAGCAAATAAGCTGATCGCGTGGTGTCTGGGCGCGCTTACCCTTTCGCTCGCCCTGACATCATGCGGTTATGACGGCTGGATAAGATACCCTTGCCAAGAATTCGACAATTGGAATTTGAATGAATGTCAAGCACCCGAATGCAAAGTCACGGGAACTTGCACAAAGGACATTTTGGGTTCAACAATTACTCAATCCGAGATCGACAAAGCAAAAGTTGAGCCCTGAAGACATACACGCGCGGCTCATTTTTTTGATTGGGGCAACGCTTGCGCTGACATTCTTTTGCGTCACGGTAGGCACGGTGTATGCCCTGATATTTGTCACGCAGCCCATCGGCGCGCAAGCTCCAAACGATGCAGCTTTTATCGATTTGCTCAAAACGCTTGCAATTTTTTTGACAGGATCGCTTGGCGGTGTCTTAGCAGGCAACGGCTTGAAATCACGAAAGAAAGACGATGACACGCCGAAGGCGAAGCCAAGTGTTTGAAATTGTCGGCGATTGATGTCATTCTGTAAGTGCTGGCAGCTCGAATGAAGTTGTGGCAACGGGAGCAAAAATGGAAACAATTGCAACATTCTTGAACACGACCATTTCGGTCGTTTTTATGATTGGCGGGCTTTTTATGGCATTGCTGATCGGTTATGCAAAAGGCTTTAACAGCGGCAAAGAAGTTGGCTACACGCAAGGATTTTACAAAGGCAGAGCAATCACACGGCAGGTCAAGTGATGGCGTTTGATCTCAGCAATTACGAAGATGTCAATGCTCGAATCACTAGGTTTCGGGCTGAATTTCCTATGGGCAGAATTGAAGCCCACATTGATCACATTGATTTTGAGAATGGTCGAATTTTGGTGCGCGCGATAGCGTTTCGCACCGATGATCCTAACGAATTGCCCGCTGCTATTGACTACGCTTTTGAGCATCGGGCAACGCATGGCGTCAATCGCGATTTTTGGGTCGAAAACGCGGTGACTTCAGCCTATGGTCGGGCGATTGGCGCGCTTACGCCGTCAAACACTCGACCTACGCGGCAAGACATGGAGAAGGCAGAAAAGCTCCAAGCCGAGCCCGTGGATCATTACAAACCCGCAAATGTCAAGACAGCTGCCGAATCAATTGGAGAGCTTAAACAAGTGCTGGGTGCGAAGCTGATGTCAGAGCCGCCGAAATGCCAGCATGGGCATCGTTTGAAGCGAGTTGGCACATCGGAGAAGTCGGGCAAGCCTTATCTTGGTTGGGCGTGTTCCGAGAAGAATCGAGCGAAGCAATGCCCGATTATATGGTGGAAGCAAACGCCTGACGGCGATGATTGGCTATCGCCTGAAGATTATGCCGATTATCTTAATGAGCGCGGGTTAAACCTTGATCCTAAAATTGAAAAAGAGCCTGTTCCTGATCATATGTTGAGCGATAAAGAAAGGGCAGCAAAATGAAAATTGTGCTTGATTACGCACAACAGATCAGAGCAGCCGAAGTCGCATTGAGCCGAATTAAAGAGCTTGATTTGAAACCTAATCATTCCAGCCGATACGACAAAGAGCTTTCATTTCCTGAATATGTGGCACAGGTGACCGAAAGCATCGGGGCTGAAATAGCTGTGGCGAAGTATTTCGGAATGATTGGTTTTGATCCTGCAATGAGCCGATTTAAGGTGACAGCCGATGTCGGAGCAGCGATTGAAGTCAAATGGACACATTATGACGGCGGGTCATTGATTATCTATGAATCAGACCGCAATCACGATGTGGCGGTGTTGGTCGTGGGTAAGTGCCCGAAATACAGAATCGCGGGCTGGATACCGGTCAGTATTGCAAAGCGAGATCGCTACAAACACCACAAACAGCCGACTTGGTGGATCGGGCAACAAAACCTTCAACCGATCGAGAATCTTTATAGGAGCAAATATGGCGAAGCTGTATCGGGCAAAGTGTCGAATCTGTAAGGCGCACAAGGTGCATTTGAGCTTCAATGATCTTTCAGACAGATTGCCGCCTGACAAGGTATTTGTTCAATGTTCAGGTTGCAGCGCGTTTGGCGTGGAAGAATTGGAAAATGTAGCGGAGCTAAGCGATGAAACGCAAACACACAATTGAGATGACTTTTACAGCTGAAGCGGCAACAGCCCTGCAAGCGATTCTTTATTTGCGAAGGGCAATGTCTTATCTGCCTGAATCTTATGTGGAAATGTTTGACATCAAGTTATCCACAACCGATGCACAGCCTGTGCAACACGCCGATGAATGAGCGTGAAGATTTGACGACACTTGACAATCAATTACACTCTGCACGCTCGCAGCGAGCCGCGACGCGAGATTGCTCGCAGCGGCGGGCAAAGTGTTTGGGGAAGCTCTTTGCCTTAACGGCTCTAGCTGTGGGCACTACATATCAGACAACAAATGCAAATCAGGTTCATTGGATCAATGATTCGATGAACCTGAAACTATATGCACACAATCAAATCAATCAATGGAATGAATTTGAATGCTTTGTTGAATTGATACATCGTGAGAGCTCTTGGAGATATTGGGTAAGGAATGGAAGCCACACAGGATTGGGGCAAATGCGATCCGATTGGTATGGCAAGCAAAGCCCACGAAAGCAAATTGATTTGACACTCAAATACATAACAAAGCGTTATGATGGCAGGATATGTGATGGAGCATTGGCACATCAAAAGAAGTTTGGGTGGTATTGAATGACTATCAGATCGCAGCGTGATGCGAACTCAACGCATTGGAAGAAGATTAGGCAACGCATTCTTCAGCGTGATGGATTTAGTTGCTTTTGGTGCGGTTTGGAAGCTGACACGGTTGATCATGTTGTGCCCGTTGCCAAGCAAGGCACAGATCATGAC